TAATAGATCTTATATTACTGGGTGGGGAGATTATGATGAAAATACAGTGCAAGTATTATACTTTGATTACAAAACTTATCATAATCAAGTGTTTAAAATAAAACAAACTGATCAAGGTTTAATGAAGGCTATTGAGAAATCTGATACCTTTAATCCACCAGAAAATGATAACTTTGAAAGAGTGTCAAGATCTATAGAGGTTTTATATAGTGGCGCTAAAGTACTAGGTAGTAATACTATGTTAAAATGGGAATTAGCAGAAAACATGTCTAGACCTATGGCTGATACTACTAAAGTAAAAATGAATTATGCTATTTGTGCTCCTAGAATATACAAAGGTAGAATCGAATCTCTAGTAGGTAAATGTATAGGGTTTGCTGATATGATTCAATTAACTCATTTAAAACTCCAACAAGTAATTTCAAGACTGGTTCCAGATGGTGTTTATTTAGACATGGATGGGTTGGCTGAAGTTGATCTTGGTAATGGAACAAACTATAATCCAGCAGAGGCATTAAATATGTATTTCCAAACTGGTAGTATAGTTGGTAGATCACTTACTCAAGAAGGAGATATGAACCCTGGCAAAGTACCTATTCAAGAACTTAATTCTTCAGCAGGGGGAGCGAAAATACAAAGCTTAATTCAAACATATCAATATTATCTACAAATGATAAGAGACGTGACCGGATTAAATGAAGCTAGAGATGGAAGTACTCCAGATAAGAATACATTAGTAGGATTACAGAAAATAGCTGCTAATGCGTCTAATGTAGCAACTAGACACATTGTTCAATCTAGTTTATATATAACATTGAAATTAGCAGAAAATATAGGATTAAAAATAGCTGATGCTTTAGAGTTTCCATTAACAAAAGCTTCACTACAAAATTCTATATCTACTTTTAACATTAAAACATTAGAAGAAATTGTTAACCTTAACTTACATGATTTTGGTATATTCTTAGAATTAGAACCAGACGAAGAACACCAAGCAAAATTAGAAGAAAATATTCAAGTTGCATTAAAAAGCGGCGGAATAGATTTAGAAGATGCTATTGATTTAAGACAAATCAAAAATCTTAAACTAGCTAATCAAATGCTTAAAGTTAAACGTAAAGTTAAAGAAGAAAAAGAACAAGCTAATCAACAAGCTAATATTCAAGCTCAAGCAGCAGCTCAAGCAGATGCAGCAGAAAAAACAGCTATGTCAGAGGTACAAAAGCAACAAGCAATTAGTGGGGCTAATGTAGAATATGAAAAAGCTAAGAGTGAATTTGAAAAAGATCGTATGCAATTACAAGCCCAATTAGACCAACAAAAATTAGTAGCAGAACATAAAAACGCTATGGAGTTAAAAGGTCTTGAGGTTAAAGGTATGGAAGAAAAAGAAAATATGATCGAAGATCGTAAAGATAATCGTAGTAGAATGGAAGCTACTCAACAAAGCGAGTTAATAGATCAAAGAAAAAATGATTTATTACCGAAGAATTTCGAAGAAGAACTACCTGCGCCTAGCATGTAGATTTATTAATTATTTAATTATATTATATTATGTCAGAAACAAAAACAACTTCTAAGGAAGAAGTAAAACAAGAAGGTGACTTTAAATTAAAGTCAAAAAAGAAAACTCCTAAGAAATTAGGTAAACAAGAACAAAAAATTACTAAAGTAAACATAAACCCTAAAGAACCTTTAATAGAGATTCCGGATAATGTTACTAAAGTAGAAATGAAAAAAGAAGAAGATGCCATTCAAATCGGAGAAACAAAGGAAGTACCTGTGGGCGAACCATCCGGAGATAGCCCAAAGGTGGGAAAATCTGTACAAGAGTCCAACGAGACTTCTGAAGGGTTTTCTCCAATCAGCGAAGTCACAGAAGAAGAAATAAAACAAGTTAAAAAAGAAGTTAAAGAAGCTGTTAGAGATGAAAAAGTACTAGGTAAACCTTTACCAGAAAACATCGAAAAACTAGTTAACTTCATGGAAAAAACTGGTGGTACTATAGAGGATTATACTAGATTAAACGCAGATTATTCTAATATAAACGAAGAAGCATTATTAAAAGAATTTTATAAAAAATCTAAACCACATCTTGATGATGAGGAAATAGGTTTTGTAATGGAAGAAAATTTCTATTACGATGAAGAAGTTGACGAAGAGCGTGACGTCAAAAGAAAAAAACTCGCTAAAAAAGAAGCAATTGCAGAAGCCAAAAACTATTTGGAAGACTTGAAACAAAAATATTACGACGAGATCAAGTTGAGACCGGGTGTTACTCAAGAACAACAAAAAGCTACGGACTTCTTTAATCGCTACAACGAGCAACAAGAATTTGCTGAACAGCAACACAATAAATTTAAACAGAAGACTAAAGAACTATTCAACGAAAATTTCAAAGGTTTTGATATCTCAGTTGGAGAAAAAAAATATAAGTACAATGTTCAAAATCGTGATGCTGTTGTGGAGAATCAATCAAACATTAGCAATCTAATCGGGAAGTTCCTAGATGGAGAAGGCAATATAACAGACCCGGTTGGTTATCATAAAGCTATTTATGCTGCTGAAAATGTAGACCAAATTGCTAGTCATTTTTATGAACAAGGCAAAGCAGATGCTGTAAAAGATGTAATAAAAACATCTAAAAATCTTTCTGATGTGAAAGCAAGAGAAGGAAATACAGGAGAAGTTTTTGTCGGAGGTTTCAAAGTAAAATCGATTAGTGGTGCAGATTCTACAAAATTGAAAATCAAAAAACGAAAATTTAACAATTAAAATTAACAAATTATGAGTTTAACTCCGCAATTTGGTAGTATTGTTCCTTCGCAGAAGCAACAAACTTTAGCTAGTAATTATCTAGCTTTTGATGGTGGTGCAAATGATTTTGCGCAACAATATTTACCAGAAATTTACGAACAAGAAGTAGAACGTTATGGAAACAGAACGTTATCTGGCTTTTTGAGAATGGTTGGGGCAGAGATGCCGATGACCTCAGATCAAGTAATCTGGTCTGAACAAAATAGATTACACATTGCATATGATAGTTGTGGTGTAGAAGCAGGTGGTGCTAATAACGCCTCTGTTGTAAATATCGGTGGTGGTGCCACTGCATTAAACGTTATGTCTATTGGTGATACTGTAGTTCTTTTAGATCCTGTTACAGGAGTAGAAGGCAAAGGTATTGTTACGGCAACAACGGCTGGTGTAGTTGGTGGAGCAAGTGGAACAGTTACTGTTCAACCATTTGCTAACCAAACATTTGATGTTACAGGTATTACTATTACTGGTGCAGGTTTATTAGGGGGAGTCAAAGTATTTGTTTACGGTTCTGCTTATGTAAAAGGATCTGCCATGACTGGTGGTACTCTTGCAGCTGGAACTGCAGACAGAATTTCTGTTGACCCACAATTCACGCAATTTTCTAACTCACCTATTATCTTAAGAGATCAATATGTGATCAACGGTTCTGACATGGCTCAGATCGGTTGGGTAGAAGTTGCTACTGAAGACGGTGCTAATGGATACCTTTGGTATTTAAAAGCTGAGTCTGAAACTAGACTAAGATTCGAAGATTACTTAGAAATGGCAATGGTTGAAGGTGAATTAAATGCTAACGCAGCTGCTGTTGCAGGAACTGCGATTGCTGGTTTACCTGGTACACAAGGTTTATTTGCTGCAATTAACGCTAGAGGAAATGTAGAAGTAGGATTTACTGCTGCTGCTGGACTTGATGAGTTTGATGCAATTCTTAAAAACCTAGACACTCAAGGTGCTATAGAAGAGAACATGATGTTCTTACAAAGACAAACTGCTTTAGATTTTGATGATATGCTTGCGGGTATATCTGCAGGATTTAATGGTGGTGTTGCTTTTGGTTTATTTGAAAACTCAGAAGAAATGGCTTTAAACTTAGGTTTTAGCGGTTTCAGAAGAGGTTCTTATGACTTCTATAAAACTGATTGGAAATACTTAAACGACGCTTCTACAAGAGGTGGTATCGTTGGTGTTAATTCAATTGAAGGTGTATTAGTACCTGCTGGAACAACTACAGTTTATGATCAAATTTTAGGAACTAACATCCGTAGACCTTTCTTACATGTAAGATATAGAGCGTCTCAAGGAGATGATAGAAGAATGAAATCTTGGTTAACTGGTTCTGCTGGTGGTGCTTACACATCTACTCTTGATGCAATGGAAGTTAACTTCCTATCAGAAAGATGTTTAGTAACTCAAGCTGCTAACAACTTTGTATTATTCAAAGGAATCTAAATGATTCAATATTAATAACTATCCCTGTCTTCGGGCAGGGGTAATTATTATTTTTTATAAACTATTTAATTATATTATATTATGTCAAAAACAAAAGAAAAAGAAATTCCACAAGTAA